TGCCCAGGCATCGGATAGCTGACGACGAAGTCGTTGCCGGGGATCGACGGGAAGCCGCGGAAGTTGATGCTGTTGGCGAAGCGGTCGCGGCAGGTCGCAAAGCGCTTGTCGCAGCCGGCCGTGACGGCGAACGCATCGCCGACCGTGATCGCCTCGGGCGCGGCCTGCCACAGCTCGATCAGCACGCCGTCGAGCGCCACGCGATGCGTCTTCACCTCGACGGCAAAGCCGTTGTTCGCGCCGCTCGTGAAGGTGAGCTTGCCGCCTGTGAAGTCGCCATCGTCGAATGCATCGAGCCCGGTGACGCGGAATGCCGCGGTGCCGGCGAGCGAGGCGACCGTGCCTGCGCCGTGATAGGCCGCATCGGTGAGGTCGATCGTGCAGCGCGCATCGCCGAGATCGGCCGAACAGTTCGCCGTATAGAGCGCCCCGCTCTCCTCGTTGAGCCGATAGGTGAGCGAACGCAGCTCCGCGGTGAAGCCCAAGCCCTCGCGCCGCACCTCGCCGAGCACGCCGGTCGCGAGCAGCACGCGCAGCGTTGGCTCGCTCCAATCGACCAGATGCACCGCGACCCCGGCCGCGTCATAGCGCCCGGCCGCGAGATCGGACTCGGCGAGCGACTCGTCGGCAAGCGCGCCCGCGATCTCGGCGCCGTCGACCTGCAGGCCGAGCCGCGCGGTCGCTTCCGAGGCGGTGAGGCCGGTCGCTGCGCGACACACGGTGCCGTCGAGGGTGATGTCCTCGTCGTGATCGGTAAAGCCGAGCGTCACGGCGTCACGCCGCGTGACGATCCAGCAGCGCGCCAGAGTGGTGACGCCGGAGGAGAGCTTCGCCTGCAGGTCGGATGGAATGGTTCTCATAGCCTGATCTCCACCAGCGGAATCCGCGGCACACTGCCGGCGGCAAAGGCGGAGAGATCGACTTCGAGATAATCGCTGTCGAATCGCACCGGCACGTCGAACGCAAAGCCCGCCGTGATGCTGGCGCTGCTTGCGGGCACATGGCCCGAAAGGAACGTCACGATGCCGGTGGTGGTGTCGACCGTGAACGCCGTGCCGGCGGTCTGCTCCGTGCCGTTGACGGCGACGCGCACCGAGCCCGCGACCGGCTTTGCGACCGGGCGCGGATAGGGCGCGTAGGCCGACCCATAGGTCTTCACGAGCTGGAACGTCGTCGCAGCGCCGTCGCCCGTGCCGATCGCCTGGTCGAGCGGCGTCACGGCGGCGGCCGGCGCCGCGGAGGAATTGTCGAGCCGGTCGCGCCAGCGGAAGCCGTACAGCCGCCCGCGCCGCTCCTCGAAGAACGCGACGACGGCCGAGAGCGCGTCGAAGGTCTTCACGCCGTAGCCCGCATCGTAACGCCGGCGCGAATGCGCCCAGCGCGCATTGCGTTCCTCGGCGCCCGAGCCGAGCGCGACGATCTCGGTCTTGCGCTCCGGCCCGCCCGCGCTCTTGAGCGCGATGTCGAGCGGAAACAGGACTTCGTGGAAGGACATTACATCCCCCTTTGCCCGCGTGAGACCGCGCGGGCGATGAGGCCGGTGAGATAGGTGTCGGAGCGGCGGAAGCTGTCGGCGTCCGGCGTCGCGATGTTCACGGTCACGTTCGATGCGGCGCCGCCCGACGTCGCGACGCCGAGCGAGCCGTCCGGTCCGCGCGTCAGCGGCATGATCGCTTCGGGCCCGGCCTCGCCCGCAAGGCCGAGCTGCCCCGATCCAAGCGGAAAGAACGTCGGCGTCGCGATCACGCCGCCGGTCGCGAACGGCTGCGCGGTGTTCATCGCCTTCATCAGGTCGGTGTCGCTGGTGCCGGTGCCGAAAGAGCCGAGCAGGCTGGTGAGCCCGCTGCCGAGCGCGTTCGTCACCGGGCGCAGCGCCTGACTGACCGTCAGATCGGACAGCCGCAGCGCGAGCGATTTGAGCGCGTCGTCGAAGCTCTTCGCCCCGACCATGCTCTGCGTGAAGGCGGTGTTCATCGCGCGCGCGAAGGCGTTCGCGTTGGTGGTGAGGTCGCGCGTGCGCGTCTGCAAGTCGCCGATCGTGCCGGAGAGATCGCCGCCGATCGCGCCGAGATCGCCCGTATCGTCTGCCATGTGCCAGCCCTCAAGATCGACCCGGCGCGTCGGGAAACCGCCGCATCAGCGCGTCGAACGCGCCGCGCGCGAGCGGAGCCGCGCGCCGCGGCATGATCGCGTCGATCGCGGCCGCAAGCTCGCGCGGCGTCATGCGCCAGAAGGCGTCGGGCGGAAGCCGCAAGGTGCCGAGACCGAACCCCATCGCCATCTTCCAGGGAAAGGGAACAGCCTCGGCACGCTGCGCGCCGCCCCGTGTCACTCCTGCGGCGCGCCGGCCAAAGGGTCGGCGTGCTCGCTCCCGAAGGTCGCGCTGATCAGGTTGGCGGCGATCCGCACATAGCCGGCGGCGGCGCCGCGCACTTCGAGCCGCGCGACCTCCTCGTCGCTGATGATCTCGCCCGCCCCGCGCAGGCCCGCGCCGATCACGCGCACGAGGTCGCGCGCTTTCAGGCGACCGGTGCCGAAGCGCTCGGCGAGCCCGATCAGATCCTCGGCGTCGAACGCCGCCTCGAGCTCGGCGAGCGCGCCCAGCGTGAGCACCAGGCGGCGGCGCGTGCCGCCGATCTCGGCTTCGATCTCGCCACGATGACGATTGTGCATGTCTCTCTCCTTAATCCCTCCCCCGGGTCGCGGGGGATCAGCTGCCGGTGAACGTGACCTCGCCGGCGGATTCGAGCGCGAGGTCGGTCGTGACCTCGCCGTCGTGCTCGCCGGCAAATTCCAGCGACGTGATCTGGAACGGACCGGCGACGGTGCCGAAGCCGGGAATCACGATCTGAAAATTCTTCACCGCGCCGTCGAAGAAGGTCTGGCGGGTCAGCGCGTCGCTGTCGGCGTCCTTGAACAGGCCGCGGCCCGAGACGGCCGCGCGCTTGACGCCCGCGCCGTCGAGCAGCTCGCGCCAGCGGTTGGAGGATTCCGCGTCCGTGATGTCCACGGTCTCGGCGTTGAACGAGAGCTTGCTCGCGCGCAGCCCCGCGATGGTGGTGAAGCTGTCGCCATTGGCGATCTTGACGAGCAGGTCCTTGCCTTTTTGGGCGGCCATGGTGGTGTCCTTTCTGTCAGGTCGGTTCCGTCACGGCGCGGAAGCGCACGAGCGCGTGGTAGGTGCGCCCGTCCTTCTCGCGGCGGATGTCGGCGACCGAGAAACGCAGGTTGACGAGGTTGAAGCCGGAAGGCGTCAGCGGCGCGTCGTCGAGCGCCTGCAACAGCGCACCGGCGATCAGGTGCGCCTCGCGCTGCCCGCCCTGGCGCGACCAGACATGCAGGGTCAGCCGATGTTCCTGCGTCGGCCCGTCGATGACGGAGACGTCCTGCACGCGCGCTTCGCCGAGCGTCACATAGGGAAACGTCGGCGTCGCGGGCGGCTCGTCGTAGATCCGCGCGGCGCCGAGCAGGGCGGTGAGCGAAGTGTCCGCGACGAGTGCGTCATGGATCGCGGCGCGCAGCGCCGCAGCGGCAGATGACATGGGAGTGGTCCTTGCAACGCGCTCGGTCTGTTCCCTCCCCCCTTGAGGGGGAGGGTTAGGGAAGGGGGTCGCGCGGTACGCGCGGCCGGTGCCTTGAGCGCGACCCCCACCCCGCCGCCTTCGGCGGCGACCCTCCCCGCAAGCGGGAGGGATCAGCCCGTCCGCTCCTCGGCGTGGATCACGCGAAAACGGCGACTGGCGTCTTCGTCGCGCACGGCGACGACCTGATAGGTGCGCGCGCCCTCGACGAAGCGATGCTGCGTGGTCACGTCCGGCCCGGAGCGGATCACGATGCGATGCGTGATGGTCGCGCCGGCGCCGGCCGCAATGATGTCGTAGCGCCCGGAGATGGGCTCGACCTTGGCCCACAGCGTCGCGGCGTCCGTATAGGTGCGCGTGACGCCGCCGGCGCCGTCCGCGGTCTCGACCGGCGCCTGCAGCGTGAGCCGGCGGTTGAGTTCGCCCGGTGTCGTCGATGCGGCCGTCATAGCGACAACACCCGGTAGGGCGCGATCAGCGCCGCGACGGTCGCGGGCAACACCGCGAGCTGGCCGATCGCCGCGATCGCGCGGTTCTCGTACCAATGCGCGACCAGCAGGCGGATCGCCTGGCGCAGGGCCTCCGGCACGTTCGCGCCCGCGGCGCCGTAGCCCACCGTGATGTCGATCTCGATGCCGGCGAGCGGCAGCCCCGGGGCGGGCGGCGCGCCGTTCGCAAACGCGATGAGCGCGGGCGCCGACGCCTTGTCGAGCACGAAGCCCGACGTATCGATCGACTGCGTCGTGCCGTCGGCGTGATAGATGCGCGCGGCGGTGACGCTCGCGAGCGGAACCGGCAGGATCGCGATCCGCCCGCTCGCCGGCCAGGCGTCGCGCACCAGTCGCCAGCTCTGCGTGATCAGCGCGCGGCGCGTCTGCGCCTCGACATGGATGCGCGAGCCGGCGATCAGCGCCCCGATCAGGTCGTCGTCGTCGTCGTTCTCGACGCGCAGATAGAGCTTCGCCTCGGCGAGCGTGACCGGCTCGACCGCGGGTCCGGTGAGAAGGATGGAGGGCATGTGTCTCTTTCCGTCGTTGACATCCCGCGTGCGGCGAGGC